ATGTGTGACTACGTTAAAAAATAAATTTATGAAACAGCAACTAATTGAAATACTAAAACAAGCTCTTAATGACGATTGTGGATGTGGCTGTGGTGGAAACTGTAGCAAACCAGTGCGTTTAAACGAATCAAAACAATATAACGCCCCAATCTCTGAAGGATTAAGATATCATATAAATAACAAACTTACATTACAGGAAACCATATATAGACCTGGTTCTAAAGCCCATGTTGAACTAATCCATGAGGCAAGATTATTATGGAAACAAGGTGTTATAAATGTTTATGGTGAAGATAAAGAATTATTTGAAACTACGGACATAGGAAAATTTGGAATATATGAATATCAAGTAGTTCCACTTGATTTTCTTATGATGATTCATGAGAATTTAACTGAAGAAGAGTTAGAAGAAGAAAAGAAACAACCCGCTTTAGGAAAACCAAAACGTGGTGGATCTAAAAAATTCTATGTTTATGTTAAAGATCCTAAAACCAAACGTATTAAAAAAGTATCATTTGGTATGGCGGGTGGTGGATTAAGAGCAAAACTTAATAATCCTAAAGCACGTCAAGCATTTTCTAAAAGACATAACTGTCCTCAAAAGAAAGACAGAACAAAAGCAAGTTACTGGAGTTGTAGACTACCACGTTATGCTAAATTATTAGGCTTCAAAACAACATTCTCAGGATTTTGGTGATATGATAAAACTAACAGACTTATTAAAAGAAAATGGAGAAGAATATCCTCCATACATGTACTCTCCAGTAGGATTTGGTTGTCATGTTTGTAAATACTATTATGTTAAAAATGAAAAACATATGTGTTCAAACAAAAAATATCAAGAACATATAGGTACAGCTGAATTAATAGACAATGAAGGAAATCAAATTAAAGATCCTTCAAAATGGTGTTCCAATTGGTTTATGCCTAAAGAAAAATGAGACCATATACAGATCTTGAAATAACAGACAAATATATAATTCGAGAGTTTGATGAAAATGTAGATCCTCTTGAATTACTTTGGCACCGAGATTTAGAAAATCGCACAGTAGAAATAATAGGGGAGACAGATTGGAAAGTGCAACTTGAAAATCAATTACCAACTTCCATTAATAAGCCAATATTTATACCTAGAGGTGAATGGCATCGCCTTATTAAAGGTACTACAGGAACATTAAAATTAAAGATATATAAGTCGTGAGTAACATTTATAAATTAATAGAACATATAGTTGATAATTGGCAAAACAATTTATCTGAAGCGTTAGCTCCTAGAATTAAACAACAATTTGTAGATAAGTTTAAACAAGAGGCTGATGATTTTAATATTACAATCACAGATAAACAACTAAATGATTATATTGACTTTTTTGAATCACGTTTAAAAAATAATCCTAAAGTAACAGAAAAAGATCTAGGTAAATATTCACTACAGTCTTTAATTAAACTTGTATCTTCTTATAAAGGCTCAACAACAGAGGAAGAAGAAGAGGAAGAAATAGAAATTACTCCTGATATTGTTTATAATGAAAATGGTCTTATCATTTATAATGGTAGTAATGAACAAAACTGTTTAAATTTTGGTAGAGGTGAAAAATGGTGTATCACTAGAGGATCATTTGCTACTTATCGTTATGACCAAAACAGAAAAAATCCTACATTTTATCTTGTAAAAGATACTAACTTACCAAGTACTGATAGAAAAAGCTTCTTTGTAGTAGTGGTAGGTAGTGACAACACTTACAAAGTTTCAGATCGTTCAAATAATGATGTGGGTGGAAGACAAACAGAATGGGATAGATGGGAACCATGGTCATTTGTTGAACAAAATTTTCCTTCAATTCAAGGATTACAAAGAATATTTAAATATATTCCTATCTCTAAATCTGAACAATTTTCTCAAGCTTATAAAAAATCTTCAATGCCTATTGAGGAATGGCTTAAAGCCCCCTTCTCTTTTAAGGAACAATATCTTGTAGTTAGAAAAGGAAATCAATTATTCTCAGATATATCAAATCAACAATTTGTACGTAAAATAATACCCAAATCACCTCAAATAGCTGAGATGATAGCTAAAAATTATGGGTATGTTGATGTAGATATATTATTGCAAGAATTTGATTCTTTTTCTCCTCAAAATCAAAAATCTATTATAGCTAATACTTCTAGATTTGAAAAAGTAAATCCTAAAATAGTATCATCAGAAAATTATCCTTGGTCTGCTAAAAAAGCAGCGGTTAAAGGTGGATTATTACAAATTCCAAATGATGAAAGATATTATGTGACTAAAGATGATAAAGCTATAGTTAAATTAAAATTTGAAGCAGGTGACATTAAAATGGGTATTTTTACAGAAAATGAAAATTATCCTAATGTGAAATTAAATGAAAGAACAGGTAAAGTTATAACTGATTATCCTGAGTTAGACAAAATACCATTTTCTACTTTAGTTAAATTAACCACAGATAATATATTACCTAAAGAAATTGTAAATCAAGTTCTTGAAAAAGCTAAAACAGATCCTAATTCTGCAATAATAATTAAAGATACAGATGAAGGTCAGATATTACTTGATTCTAATGCTTTTAAAGCATATAAGATAGATAATGGCACATTCAGACCAATACCTTTCGAAGATGACTCAGTACAAAGTATATTAACAAGTGAGGAAGGAAATAATAGTTTCCAGGATGGAGTAGTAAGATTATTATCTAAATTTAGCAATATCACTGATGTTCCAATGTCTACTATACTTCCTATACTTAAATCTACTCCTTATGATAAAAGAATAGTAAATAGTAATGATAATGAATCTTTAGTTTTATTAGTTGATGAAAATAATAATATTAAGGCTTACAGAACTGGAGATCTTCTTAGTAATAAGACATCTAAATATATGTGGCAAAGTGATGGACAATTTAGATCATATAGTGGTACAAATTCAACAGAGGCTTGGAAAGCATATTTTGATTATTTAAGAAGTCAAAATTTAGCCTATGATACTAGAGAATTAGAAACAGTACTTAATGATTCTTACTATACAGGTGCTAAATTTGCTAAAGCTAATCCTCCACTATCAGAAAGTAACTCATATAAGATAGTAGAATATGAAGGTACAATTTATCTTTTAAATAAAAACAATTCTAGAGAAAGTAGAAAAATATCTCCAAATACTGGGAAATTAATTAAAGCAAGCATTAATCCTAGAGTAGCGGCTCAATTATTAGGTACACCACTTCCCGCAGCTACACCTACTACTACAACAGGTAGAAGAGGAAGACCAGCGGGTGCTACTGCACAACCTGCTCCTACAACACAAACTGCTCCTACAACACAAGCTGGAGGAGGAGTAACAGAAGCAATAGCTCAAGCTGGGCTAACAACAGGATTCAATGCTTTACCTACAGGTGTAAGAAACAGAATATCAAATGGTTCTATAACACCAACAGCAACAGATAGAGGCGCTACTCGTAGAAATGGTGCTTTAGGAGGAAGAGGTAGAGTAACAAGTGTAATAACAGCAGGACAAAGTAAATTTTACATTATCCGTTTAGCAAGTGGTACTATGATAGGATCAGTGGCAATGCAGCCTGATGCCCAACATTATATTGTAACATCTCAATCTGCTTTTAGAATACCAAATGCTAATGCTTTAATTTCTCAATTACAACAAAGAAACTTAGCTGAGGAAATGAAAGCACCTATTATTCATATGCATGCTTTAGCTATGCCTCAAGAGTTAGAAGAGATTAAATATTTATTACAAACATTAAAGAAATGAAAAAATCAGATCTAAGACGTATCATCAGAGAAGAAATAGAAAAAGTACTAGCTGAGGCACCGCAACCACAAATTGCTGAACCAGAAACTGATGTAGAGACAAAACCAACTACACCTACAAGACGTAGAACTATGTCTCCTGAAGAACCAGTTGAAGAACCAGCAAAAGCAATAGCTAAAAAAATCGCTCAAAGATTCAAACAAGGTAAAAAATAATGGCACAATATAGAGACATATTTAGTCCTGAGACATTAAATAAACTAAATCAAAAATCATCTGATAGTTTACAGTTGATGATTGGTAATCGTAATTTAATGCAGGTAATGATGTCCTCTCAGGCTCTATTAAATGATATCATTGCCGCTGAAGCTCCGTATAAATCAAGATTAGAAAATTTAGCTACATCTATAATTAAAGAAAAATATCCTATCATCAATCAAGAAAACATAGGAGTAGATGCTAGAATAGTTGGCTTATCAGATGTGGAAAGATCATTAGATGAAGCTACACCTGATGAAAAACGTCGTCGTGTTATAAACGCTATTACTCAAGGAGCCTCAGTTATTAGTATGACTGAATTGTTTCGTATTTTTAGAAGCCATTTAGATGATATTAATCCTTCATTGTATGAAAAATATAATCAAATAATGAATGATGTTTTTGGAATCTATGATAATGATGATGCTATTGCTTTAATGTTAGCTGCAGTTGCTAGTGGTCAAAAATTAGCAGGTGGTTCTTCTAAAATTACTATTTCAGAAGCATTAGGTATTAGAGCAAGAGCAGTTTGTTTTCCAATGTTAGTACATGAACTAATTAAAGGATATTATGGTATTTTAGGACAAAGTGGCCTTAAAGGTGATAGAGAAACTAAACAAGCTGTTGTTAGAGCTGTAGATAAATTAGAAAATGAACCAGAAGATATTCGTTATGGTAAATTCATCTATAAAGCAATCAATAATATATTTTTAGCGTTTGCTGAGTCTGATGATAGTAGAATACAGTCATTTTTTTTCCAAGACGTTTATAAATTAGGAGATAATGAATTTTTCTCATTTGTAGAAAATGCTATTAATGAGAATCTAACCCCACAACAAATAAATTGGGTTCAAAGTACAATTTCAGATATTGAAGATGATTTAAGAGCGGATGATTATGATGCTACAGGAGTTAATGAATCTACTAAACTAACTGATTTATATCAAGTATTAAAAGAAGAATCAACACAATATAATATTGAAGGATACCTTTACACTAACACAGAAGAACGCCCTCAAAAAGATATTTTATCTGACATCAGAGCATTAGCTGGTATTACAATTGTATCTTCTAAAGATATAAATCCAGATGATTCAGCTTTTAGCAATCCAAATTATGGTACTATTTTAAAAGTAAAAATAGATCCACATCCATTCCCAACTGGGTTTTCAGATGAGGATTTACAAAATATGTTTAAAGATATCAGAGCAATTAAAGGTGTAAGAAACTTTAAATTATCAAAACCCGTAGAAAAGAAAACAGTTTAATAAATCCCCCCAACATATTTATAAATAAAACAAACAAATGAATACAGAAAAACTAAGATCAATCATACGTGAATCAATCAATGAATACATTAAAGAAATTGATTCAGCTGGTACTACTGCTATGTATGAAGCTAAAATGAAAGCATGTGATGAAGCAATTGAGAAAAGAAAGAAAAAAATCGAAATGGCTGAATCATTAGAAGAAATGCAAGGTATGTTTGATGAGTCTAAAATAAAAGATCTTAAAAATGAGATCAAAGCTTTAGACAAGCAAAAAGCTAAGTATGGTAAAATGCTTGAAAAACTTAACAAAGGTAAAGAAGTAGTAACTGAAGAACCTGTTGAAGAAGCACCAGTAGACGAAGCTGATATCACAGCAGAAATGGACACTACAAATGAGGAAGAAAAAATGGAAGAAGAAATTTCTATCAATGAATCATTCCTTAAAATGCAAAAGATTGCAGGTTTAATTAAATAACATATAGACTGATTCATATCCAGTCGAAACTGAAAAAATAAAAATGGAGGATGTGGCCCAATCATTTGATTGGGCTTTCTCTATCCTTAGTTTGGCTTTAAAAATAAATTTATTATATTACATCAAATAATGAGAAGAATGAATAAAAAAATAGTTATTGTAGGCGCAGGAGTAGCTGGTATAAATGCAGCTACTACACTTGTTGATAAAGGCTACCCAGGTGAACTTATCACCATTATAGACAAAGGTAATGATCCGTTTAAACGTAAACCTGAGGAAGTAATGACAGGTATGTTAGGAGCAGGTGGTTGGAGTGATGGTAAATTAACTTATCACACAGCAATTGGAGGTCAATTGTCAAAATACTGTGGTGAAGAAAAAGCAATGAAATTAATGGATCAAGTTATTAGTAACTTTAGACGATTCCATCCTAAACCAGAAGAAATATTTTGTTCTGATCCACAAGAAGAACCAGATTTTATTAAACCACACTTTGGATTAAGATTATTTCCAGTATGGCATATTGGTTCAAACTATCTACATGAAATTGCTATTAATTGGTATACTTATTTGGTTGATAGAGGTGTTAATTTTATGTGGGAAACAGAGGTAACAAATATTGATTTTAAAGAACAATTAGTTGATTATCATCAAAATAATCTTAAATATACTGGTTTACAAAGATATGACAAACTTATCTTCGCAGTAGGTAAATCAGGTATTGATTTTGCTCAACAACTATCAAATGATTATCATCTACCAACAGAACCAAAATCAGTCCAAATTGGAGTACGTTTTGAAGCACCACAAAAATACTTCCAAAAACTAATCGATATCAGCTATGATTTTAAACTATATCAAAAGTTTGATAATGTATCATTACGCTCATTCTGTACTAATAATAACGCAGCTTATGTAGCAGTAGAGGAAACATATGGTGATATTACTTATAATGGTCATGCTAAGAAAGGTGAGGAATTTAGAAATGATATGACTAATTTTGGTATCTTGATGGAAATTAAAGGTATTGAAAATCCATTTGAATGGTGTAGAGAAGTAGTTAAGAAATGTCAAGCATTAAGTAATTTTGGAAGTTTAGAAGACATAAATCCAAAACAAACTGGATTATTTTATTCTAAATCAAGAAAACCATCAAATACAAGTGAAAACAATCAAATGTTATGTACTCCAATATTTAATTTAGAACCTTTTAAGGAAGCATTGGGTGACTATGCTGATTATATTCTTAACTTTATTGACCAAATGAATGAAGTATTTCAATTTGGTGATGATTGGGGTATGTATATTCCTGAAGTAAAATATTTGTCTCCTGAACCATTAGTAAATTATATGGATCTGTCATTAGTAGAACACGAAAATGTTTATTTTGTAGGAGATGCATTGAGTGCTCGTGGTATTACAGTATCAGGTGCTCATGGTATTTATGTAGCTGAGAGTTTATTATAATCTCTTTAACATATTTTAAAAGTAAAAGCTTGGCCTCGCCAGGCTTTCTTGTTATATTTAAGTATAAATAATTAAAATATGTCAGCAGTATACGACGATCTTAGTAAGATTGGTAAGTTATTAATGTTTAAAGAACCGTTTTATGGTGTGTTTTTGTCTACTCTTAATAAAGTAGTACGTAAAGATGTACCAACTGCCGGTGTTTGTAAAAACAATATTAACTATCAATTAGCAGTTAATGAAGAATTTTGGAATTCTTTAAAAGGAGACAATCAAAAAATTGGTCTTTTAAAACATGAGTTGTTACATATATGTTTCAATCACTTAGAAGACAGAGATAAATTTGATGACCATGAACTTCACAATGTAGCAGCAGATATTGAAATCAATCAATATATTGATCCAGCGTTTTATCCAACAGATGATATTCTTTTACCATCAACATTCCCAGAGTTGAATTTACCTCCTAAAGCAGGTACAAGAATGTATTATGATTTGTTAAAACAAGCTCAGAAAAATGGTACTAGTCCTAAATTAGACGCATTAATAAGTGCTTTAAAAGGAGGAGATGGTCTACATCCAACTTGGAAAGAATTTGAAAGTTTAACTGATGCTGAAAAGAAATTGGTTGCCAATCAGATCAAACACCAAATTAAAGAAATTGTAGAATTACAAAAAGACCGAGGTAGAGGATTTATTCCATCTGAGTTGGAATCATTTATTAATAGTTTGTTTGAAGTAGTACCACCTTCATATGATTGGAAATCATATTTTAGACGTTTTTTTGGTACTTCAAATAAAATCTACACTAAGAAAACACGTAGAAAACTAAATAAACGTTTCTCAGAAAATCCAGCTCTAAAAATCAAAACTAAAAAGCATGTTTTGTGTGGAATAGACACATCTGGTTCTGTTGGTGATGATGATTTAGTTGAGTTTTTCAATGAAATTTATCATATGTGGAAAACTGGTATTAAAATTACTATAGCTGAATGTGATGCAACTATTCACAGAACATGGGAATATGATGGTACTATGCCTGAACAAGTTAGAGGTAGAGGTGGTACTAATATGAATCCAATTATTGAGTATTTTAATGAGCATCGTCATTACAGTAGTTTGATTATCTTGACTGATGGTTTTATTGGAGAACGTGATGTTCGTTCACATAAACCAACAATGATGGTGTTGTGTAAAGTAGGTGCTGATGTAGAAGAAGTAAAACAAAGTTGGGGTCATACAATCAAAATTCAATACTAGTTTGGCTCTTCAAAAATTAAATGTTATATTTAAATAAAATAAATAGGTTATAAAAATGGCAAAAACAAAATCAACAAGCAAAAGTAATGCTTCACGTCAAGTAGATTTGAATGTTAAAGAAGCAAAAGAATTCTTGAAACACATTATCAGTAACAATCGTTACTTACAAAGCGGAGGCAAACCACCTGTAGCAGTTGAAGTAGTTGGTGATTCAGGTATTGGTAAAACATCAACCATTGTTCAGTTAGCTAAAGAATTGGATTTGAACTTTGTTAAGTTAAACTTAGCACAAATTGAGGAATTAGGTGACTTAGTAGGATTTCCAATTCGCCAGTTCGAAATGAAGAATGATGAGACTATTCGTTGGATAGATGAACATGCTATGGAAGAGTATACACGTCTTGGTTACCGTTCTACTGGTTTAAATCGAATGAGTTACTGTCCACCTGAATGGATTAGTGGTAAATCAAGTGGTGGTATTTTGCTTTTGGATGACTGGAACCGTGCTGATATCCGTTTCATTCAAGCTGTAATGGAATTGATTGATCGCCAACAATATATTAGTTGGGAACTACCAAAAGATTGGCATATTATTCTCACAAGTAATCCTGATAACGGTGAGTATTTGGTAAATAGTATTGATAACGCTCAAAAAACACGATTCATCTCAGTTAATTTGAAATTTGATATTAACTGTTGGAGTGAATGGGCTGAAGATGCTCAAGTAGATAGCAGATGTATTAACTTCTTGTTGAAACATCCAGAACTAGTTACTACAAATACCAACTCAAGAAGTATCACTACATTCTTTAATTCAATTTCATCACTTGAATCGTTTGAAAACACGTTGCCTTTGATTCAAATGATTGGTGAAGGTAGTGTTGGTGGTGAGTTCTCAACATTGTTCACAATGTTTATTAATAATCGTTTAGATAAGATTATTTCACCTCAATCAATTTTAACTCATGAAAATGAGGATTATGTACTTAATCAATTAAAGAGCACAATTGGTAAAGATGATAAGTATAGAGCAGATTTAGCTTCAATTATCTCACAACGTATCATAAACTACAGTTTATTCTACGCTAAACATAACAAAATTGAAAAACCAGTTATTGATCGTTTAGCATTATTAATGAATGAAGAATTGTTTGCTGTGGATTTGAAATATAAAATTGTAAAAGAAATTTACAATGGTGACACATCTAATTTCAAATCATTGATGTTAAATAAAACATTGTTAAAATTCTTAACTAAATAATTATGGAAGATATAGTTAAACAACTGATTGATAAACAAGTATCTTTTACTAGCTTGGTATTTCATGTTAATATTAATAGCAAAAGTAATACTGTTGCTTTTTTTAGTAAAACTTGGTACGCTAGAAAACAACCATTATTTATTCCACAAAGCGTAGCTCTCGAATATCAAGAGTTACGCGATAAATGGAAAGATAATACTTTGAAAACTAACACTAAGATATATTCTACTCAATTATCTCAGTTACCTTCTTTTAAATTAAAAAATTATATTGAAGAAAATAAACTGGATATTTCATTTGGTCGCAAATGGAGAGAATTAGATACTGTAGTTATTGGTAATAATTTTATTGAAGAAATATTTGAGCTTAAAAAAGCTCTAACTAATCAATATTATCCAATTCCTACAGCGATTCTAAAGAAAAACTTTAGCAAATATATGCCTAAAGGAAATGGCCATTGGGATAAAGTTGATGAAGAATATGTTTTAATTAAATCAGATTGCTTAGAGAAAGCAATCCAACATGATTCTAATTTTAGTAGTCTAAAACTTAGATATCCGCCCATCACAGGTGCTTTAGTACTTAATGGACATGGTAATTCTAAAGCATTTGCTCAATATGAGTTCTTTATGGAGTTACCTCAACATATCCGAGATTGGAATCTAGAAGTAGTATATGATGACGTACTTGGAAACGAAGTAAATAAAGGTATGACTTTGGATATTGATATATTCTCAAATCTATTAACTATGATTGATAGTGAGGATATAGAAAATCTAAGTATGGTTAAAGAAATCATGGCTAACTCAGAATATGAAACTTCAGAACCATATCTTTCTTATATCTTTAATGTTCATCCTAAATTGAAAACAATTAATGGTAACGACAATTATAAATTCTTAATTAAAAAATTAGGTAAATTTAAGATTGGTACACGTTATGATAGATGTACTATCAATGAAATAATTGTTGGTTTAACTAAGATTGCTCCTCAATATAGTGAAACATACGCTCAATGTTTAAAAGTTCATCTTAATCACATGGTGGGAAGAGAAATAATTAAAGAGATAATAGTTTAATAATATTTATGACAAATATATCATAAATGGCAAGAATAGTACTTTTAAGTTGCACCAAATCAAAACTAGATAAATCAGCTCCTGCACAGGAGCTGTATTCTGCTTCCCCAATGTTCCAGAAAACTTTAGAGTACGGAAAAAAATTAAAACCAGATAAGATGTATATTCTATCTGCTAAACATCACTTAGTACCTTTAACTAAAGAATTGGCTCCTTATGATAAAACTCTTAAAGAAATGCCTAAAGATGAGAAAGAAAAATGGGGAGAAGAGACAGTAAAGCAGATGAAATCAGCTGGTATAAACCCAGAAAAAGACAAATTCATATTCCTCACTGGCAATGAATATATGAAGCCATTAACCAAATACATCCCAGAAGAAAACATTGAGAAACCTATGGATGGAAAACGATTTGGACAACGTTTAAAGTGGTTAAATAGCCAGTTAAGTGAAATATTTACTAAATTAAAAAACATTATATATGAAGTTCTCAAAAAGTAAAATAAACGAGTGGATTCAATTGTATTTGAATGATTTAGAAGATTATGGTGATAATGATGCTGATTTTGTAATAGCTGAACATACTCTTCACACTTTTGGTCAACTTTTAGTTGAATCTAACCAAGATGTTCCAACAATGTTACGTGAAGCTATCACAAAATCAAGCAAAGAACAACGAGAAGTGTACGAAAATTTCTTAGAGTATTTGGAAAATGTGTAACTTTTGTTTGGCTCTCCAGAATTTTGATGTTATATTTAGATATAAAATAAAAACATATGAGTAACACGTACAGAATGTCAGTTGATCCAACATTACAAACAAAGAAATTCACATCTCCCGATGGAACAGTTCGTTATATTAAAGATGGTAAACTCCACAACTGGGAAGGTCCAGCTTTGATTCATCCAGATGGAAAAGAAGAATATTTTATTAATGGTGCTCCACACACTAAGGATAGTCACCACAAAGCAAAACGTGATGGTATTGGATTACCATGGTATAAGAGTGGAGTTGCTAAACAGCGATTCTAATTTTTTTTTTAAATATTTATAGAAAATAAACAATAAACATATTAAATATAATGAACAAAGAATTTAAAAAAATGCAAAAGTTGGCTGGTTTAATTACAGAATCAGAATATAAAAAAAATGTAAATGAAAACCAAAATGATTTTGATATAATTGATAGAATTATTTCTCAAAATGATTTCTCAATTACAGATTATGAATCATTAGAAGATGAAATGGATCATTCAGATCTAGTAGATGCAGTAGCAGATGAAATGGGTGGAGATTTTACTAGAGCCCGTCAAGCTTTAGAAGCTTGGGGAATGAAAAAATTTGGAGGAGAAATGGCTTCCCTTGATCAAGAAGTATATATGGATTTTTTAAATGAATTATTTGACGCTCTTGGTAATGGTGCTAATGCATATAGTGAGAGTACTTGGACTAATCAAGAAGAAGAATTAGTAGGAGCTATTAGTAGAGCTATATCAGCAGCTAATATTGATATCGCATAATTTTTATAAACATATTAAAGCAATGAATAAAGAGTTCCTTAAAATGCAAAAAACAGCTGGTATTATTACTGAAAATCAGTATAATCAAAAAGTCAAAGCATTAAACGAAGAAACAGCAATTTATACATCAAAAGTAGATTGGTATTATATTGAAGAATATAGTGACTACCCAGGCCCAAAAGGTAGAGTAGTTCCAGATGCCCCAGGGTATGATAACCCTAAAGAATATGAAGGAACAGAACTTTATATTGCGAAAGGAACACAAGGATTAGTACGTAATAATCAATTTGAAGTTGAAGAATCTGGAAATACCGTTCCTTTTGAATCCAAATATTTTGAATTCAGATTTAATTTACCAGATGATGAAGGAGACAATGATGATGAGTTTGGTCATTATGATAATCCAGAACAAGGTTGGGATATTGATGATGAATATTAAAAATAATTTCTTAAATTAGGCTTGCTAATGCAAGCCTTTTTTATTATAATACAAATAAAACAATTTATGAAGATAGGATTTTGTGGGACAATGAGTGTTGGCAAAACAACATTAGTTAATGCTTTAAAAGAATTACCTGAATTTAAAGACTATTATTTTGCTACTGAGCGTAGTAAATACTTACGTGATTTAGGTATTCCATTAAATACTGATAGTACATTAAAAGGTCAAACAATATTTCTAGCTGAACGTTGTTCTGAGTTAATGAGAGATAAAGTTATTACTGATAGAACAGTTATTGATGTGATGGCTTTTGCTCATTGTGCTGAGTCAATTGAAAGTGATGAGAAAGAAGAATTCATTAATTATGCTTCTGTCTTTATCCCAGAATATGATTATATATTCTATGTGTCTCCTGTTGGTGTAAATATGGAAAATAACGGTGTTAGAGAAACTGATTTGGAATATCGTAATCTGATTGATCTAACTATTAGACATACGGTTAAAGAGGCATTACCATATATTACTAATTTTGGTATAGTGTCTGGTACTACAGAGCAGAGAATAGAACAGGTTAAATTTTACTTAGGTCTCTAATATTTATGTCCAAAAAACCGGACATAAATGAAAAAATCTGAATTAAAAAAACAAATAGAAGAAGTAATCACTGAAATATTAGGTGAAGGAGAAACTGAAGAAAGAGCTGCTAAAGAAGCTGAGAAAAAATCAATTGATGCTCAGATAAAAGCTCTTACAATGAAAAAAGCAGAAGTCAATAAATCTGGAGTAGTAGCAGAAACTGAAGATGAAGAATTTGATACTCCAGAAAAAGAACCTTCAAAAGCTGAATTAAAGAAAATCGATAAAGAATTTAGTTCAAGCAAATTTGCCAAAAAACTATCTGCTGAAGAAAAAGAAAGACTAGACAAACTAGAGGCAGGTATCAAGAAAAAATTAGCTAACCCTACTAAAGATAATATCGCTATTGTAAAACAGCTTATTAGTAGAGCTGATGTTAAAAAACTATTTAAAGACGGAGGTAAAGACCTTAAAGCTTTAATTTCAGATATTATCGGATAATAATTAAAAGTAAAGGGTTTTATGTCAGAACAGAATATTAAACAAATAATACGAGAAGAATACTTGAAGTGCGCAGCTGATCCTGCGCACTTTATGAAGAAATACTGCTACATTCAGCATCCTACTCGTGGTAGAATACAATTTAATTTATACCCATTCCAAGAAAAAGTATTACGTCTATGGAGAGACAATCCATATGATATAATACTTAAATCTCGTCAGTTAGGTATATCAACCTTGGTAGCAGGTTACTCATTATGGTTAATGTTATTTCAAAAGGACAAAAACGTTCTTTGTATAGCCACCAAGCAAGAAACAGCTAAAAACATGGTAACGAAAGTTAAGTTCATGTTTGAAAATTTACCATCATGGTTGAAAATTCATGCTGATGAAAATAATAAATTAACATTACGATTAAGTAATGGTTCACAAGTTAAAGCAGTATCAGCAGCTGGTGACGCAGGTCGATCAGAAGCAGTATCATTGCTGATTATTGACGAGGCTGCTTTCATTGATGGTGTAGAAGAGATATGGGCTTCAGCTCAACAAACCTTAGCTACAGGTGGAGGTGCAATAGTATTATCTACTCCTTATGGTACTGGTAACTGGTTTCATAAAACATGGGTTAAAGCAGAATCTGGTGTGATAGAAGAAGGAGTACCTAGCTTCTTACCAATCAAATTACCTTGGTATGTTCACCCTGAACGGGATGAGAAATGGAGGAAAGCACAAGATGGATTGTTGGGTGACCCTCGTTTAGCAGCACAAGAATGTGACTGTGACTTTAATACTTCTGGTGATACAGTATTTTACTCAGAACAAATAGATTTTATTTCTACAACAACTATTAAAGATCCCTTGGAGAGACGAGGAGTTGATCGTAACTTATGGATATGGGAAACGCCAGATTATACTCGTAGTTATATGGTAGTGGCTGACGTGGCTCGAGGAGATAGTAAAGACTTTTCTGCTTGCCATGTTATAGATATAGAATCTAATACGCAAGTAGCAGAATATCAAGGTCATTTACCTCCTAGAGAATTTGGTTACTTCCTTTGTGGTTTAGCTACAGAATATAACAATGCTATGTTAGTAGTTGAAAATGCTAATATGGGTTGGTCAACAATTGAAGCAATACAAGAAAGAGAATATAGAAACTTATATTACTCAACAAAAAGTGACGCGTTAACGGCTGAAAACTATCTAGACAGAGCAGATGATCCGTCAAAAATGGTTCCAGGTTTTACAATGTCTTTAAAATCAAGACCGCTTGTTGTTAATAAACTTAGAGAATATGTTGGTGATAAAAGTGTTACTATACAATCTAAACGATTATTAGAGGAAATGAGAGTGTTTATGTGGAAAAATGGTAGAGCAGAAGCACAATCTGGATATAATGATGACTTAATAATGAGTTTTGGTATTGCAATGTTTGTTCGTGATACAGCATTAAAGTTTAAATCACAAAATATGGATTTAGCTCGAGCTGCTATCAGTAATATTACAGTAGTTAGATCACCATTTAACGGGGCTTATATGCCTGGTGGTCAACAAAATCCTTATAACACTAATATAGGTGGTCAAAATGAGGATTTAAGATGGCTTTTATGATATTTATACATATAATTTAATAATAGAATGGCTGATACAGGCTTATTTTCAAGATTACAGAGATTATTCTCTACAGACGTCATAATTAGAAACGCTGGTGGTAACCAGTTAAAAGTAATGGACGTTAATAGTATCCAATCTACAGGAGAATTTAAAACAAATGCTTTAGTAGATAGATACAACCGTGTTTATTCTAGTAATACAACCTCACTTTACGGTTCACAATTAAACTTAAACTGGAGATACCTACGTACTCAAGTATACTCAGATTATGATGCTATGGATACAGATGCTATTGTAGCTTCTGCTTTAGATATTATTTCTGATGAGTGTACTTTGAAAAATGATATGGGAGAGGTACTTCAAATTAGAAGTAGTGACGAGGATACACAGAAAATTCTTTATAATCTATTCTATGATGTATTAAACATTGAATTTAACTTATGGAGTTGGATTCGTCAAATGTGTAAATACGGAGACTTTTTCTTAAAATTAGAAATTGCAGAAAAATATGGTGTATATAATGTTATTCCTTACACTGCATATCACATAGCGAGAGAAGAAGGTATTGATCCTGCTAGTCCAGCTGAAGTAAGATATAAATACAGCCCAGATGGTTACAGTTCAGGTGTAACAGGTGGTTATGGTGGTGTAAATGCCGCTTCAACTTACAGTAAAGAAAAACAAGCCGGAGCAATTTATTTTGACAACTATGAGATGGCTCACTTCAGATTAATTACTGACGTTAACTATCTTCCATATGGTCGTTCTTATTTAGAACCAGCACGTAAATTATTTAAACAATATATCTTAATGGAAGATGCAATGTTGATCCATCGTATTGTTCGTGCCCCAGAAAAACGTATTTTCTATATTAACGTAGGTTCAATTCCACCAAATGAGGTAGAAAACTTTATGCAGAAGACTATCTCAACAATGAAAAGAACTCCATTCATTGATCCACAAACAGGTGAATATAATTTAAAATATAACCTACAAAACTCATTAGAAGACTTTTATATCCCAGTTAGAGGTAATGATACCACTACTAAAATTGAACCTACTAAAGGTTTAGATTATACTGGAATGGAAGACGTAATTTATTTAAGAGATAAATTATTTGCTGCTTTAAAAGTACCTAAAGCATTCATGGGTTATGAAAAAGACTTAACAGGTAAAGCAACGCTAGCAGCAGAAGATATTCGTTTCGCTCGTACAATTGACAGAATACAAAGAATTGTATTATCAGAATTAAATAAAATTGCTTTAGTTCACTTATATACTCAAGGATATAGAAATGACCAGTTAACAAACTTTGAATTATCATTAACTACACCTTCTATCATTTATGATCAAGAAAGAATTGCGTTAA